CGGTACCTATGCCGCCGACATCCTGTTCAGCGGGCGCATGGATGCCGCCAAGTTCTCCTACGCGGGCAACGGCGAGGAGGGCAACAGCATCACTGTCCCGCTCATCGATCGTATGGCCGAGTGGAACAGGACCGGTACCGAGCGCTGGACCGATGAGAACCACCGGGCGCGCCGACAGGACGACCGCTTCTTCTTCGCCATCGCGCAGATCGCCGACTGGCCTATCTACTGGGGCGCCTCCAAGGATGCTCCGAAGTTCACCTACGAGACATAGCCATGCGAAAGCGCGATTGGACGACACAGCTTGCCAACACGATCAAGGCCGCCACCGAGCGGCCTTTTTCATGGGGCGAATTTGACTGCTGCCTGTTCGCCGCCGACTGCGCCCTGGCGGTGTGCGATGTCGATCCTGCCGAGGCCTACCGAGGCGGCTACACGTCCGAGGCTGGCGCCAAACGCCTGCTGAAGAAGCTGCACGGCTCGTTGGAGGGGGCTTGGGATGCCTGCTTTGCCCGGATTCAGCCGGGCCTGATTCAGCGGGGTGACATTGCCCTGTACGACGGCCCCAATGGGCGTGGCGTGGCGGTGTTCTGGGCGGATGAGTTCTGGTCAGTGTCCCCGGACGGTGTCGGGAGGATCGAGTGTGAGCCGTTGACGGTGTGGAGAGTTGAATGAGTTCAGCAGTCAAAAAGGTTGCCCAGGTCGCCATCGGCGCAGCCATCGGCTTTATCCAGGGCGGCCCATGGGGGGCGGTCGCTGGCGCGGCGATGGCGTTCTATGTCGCCTCCCAGCAGGACAAGCTCGACACCGGTTCGCTGCGTTCGGGTGAACCCTCCAGCCAGACCCTGCGCTCGTCCAAGGCCGCTGCCCGGTACGTGCTGGGCCGTGTCAGCACCGGCGGTGTTCTGGCCTGGGGGCAGGAGCAGGCGGGCGACCAAACCGACGGCGAATGGCTGCACATGGTCTATGTGTTGTCGGAGGGGGAGATCGATGCTCTGGAGCAGATCTTCCTGGGCGAGGAAGTCGTCCAGGCCTATGGCGAGCACGCCAGCTACGAGCTGGTCACCAATCCGACTCAGGTGAATGCCTTCCTCAAGGCCAATAGCCCGGATTGGCGCGACACCCAGATCGGCCGTGGGCTGTCCTTCGTGCGGCTCTCGTTCAGGTACAGTGCCGAGAAGTACCCCTCCGGTATCCCGGATGTGCGCTTCGTGCTGCGCGGGCGCCGTGACATCTACGACCCACGGACCCGCACTACCGGTTACAGCGAAAACACCGCGCTGCATATCCTCTGGTTCCTGCGCAATCGTTGCGGTGTGCCAGATGATGAAATCGTATTTTCCAGTTTCGCCAACAGCGCGAGCGTGTGCGACGAGATGCTGGCCAACGCCGACGGCAGCACCTCGGCGCGGTACCGTTCGGGCTGCGTCATCGGCGCCGACGAGTCGCGCACCCAGGTGATGCAGAAGCTCGAGGCAGCGTGTGGCGGCAAGCTGATCCGCGTTGGCGGCCGTTGGATGCTGCAGGTGGGCGCCTACTACGGCCCATATGACTTCGAGATCACTGAAGACATGGTGGTCGGCACCGTCACCGGGAGCACCGAGCCGACCAACGACTCAGCGATCAACACCGTGCGCGGTACCTTTGTGGACCCTTCGCAGGCCTGGGCCGAGACGGACTATCCCGAGGTCTCGGTCAGCCAGTGGGTGGTGGCCGACGGCGGCGAGGCGGCAGAGACCCTGTCCTTCTCCTACGTCAGCAACCCCTACCAAGCCCAGCGCCTGGCCAACATCGAACTGCGCCGGCGCCGTGCAGGCGGCACTTTGTCGATCCCCATGAACTTCATGGGCTACAACTGCCGACCAGGCCGCTCGGTGAAGGTCAACTTGCCGTCGCTGAACATCGTCGGCGAATTCGTCGTCACCGATTGGTCGATGAGCCCCGACAGCGGCTGCAACGTGTCGGTGGCGCAGAACGAGCCGGCGATCTTCGATGACGCCGTGGGTCAGCCGTATAACCCGATTGGCTTTATCAGCATGCCCACTGGCGGCCTGGGCAGCCCTACCGGGCTCACCTGGTCGACCGAAGACAATGCCGAGGTAGTCCAGGGAACACTGGCGTGGGTTGCTCCCTACGGCGTTGTTACAGGTTACGCCATCACGGTGCGTCAGGGCACAGCCGCTGTGCAGGCGCAGCAGGTACCGGCCACTACGCTCAAACTGCCGCTGTCTGGTCTGCCGTCCGGCAACTACACCATGAGCGTGGCTGCGCTTGGGCCGCTGACCCGCTCGGGAGAAGCCAGCATCACGGTGAACATCGATGGCCCACCTGTGCCCGAGGCGTGCGTGGTTCAGGCCACCATCGACACCATCACGCTGTACCCGAGCAACACGCTGCACGGCCTGAACGGTGGTACTTACGAGTACTTCTATTCGACCGACCCGCAGGTCACCCAAGGCGAGTACCTGGGTCAAGGCCTGACGCTGAACCACACTGGCCTGGCGTTTGCGACCAACTACGCCTACTTCATCCGCTCCAAGAATGCCTACGGCGTCAGCGCCTTCCTGAAGGTGGTGGCCTCCACGTCCACCGACGTGAAGACCATGCTTGATGCGCTCAAGGACAAGGTCGAGGGCGGCCAGTTGGCCCCGGTGCTGCGCCAGGAAATTTCGCTGATCTCCGGTCCACCGACTCAGGTTGGCTCGGTCGCCCAGCGGATCGCCGCTGAAGCAACAGCGCGCGGCCAGCAGATTGCTGCCGAGGCCACGGCCCGCGGCCAGGCCATCGCCGCTGAAACGACGGCCCGGAACCAGGCCATTGCCACAGAGGTGGTTGACCGCAACAAGGCGATCGCCGTCGAAACCCAGGCGCGCACCAAGGCGATCAGCGATGAATCTGCTGCCCGTGCCCAAGGCCTGCTGTCCGAGGCCCAGGCGCGCGGGGCGGCGATCACCAGCGAGGCGCAGGCCCGCCAGTCGGCGGACGAGTCGCTTAGCCAGAAAATCGACACCGTCACGGCTTCGGCTGGCAACAACGCGGCTGCGATCCAGGCCGAGGCCACTACCCGGGCCAATGCCGACTCGGCGCTGGGTCAGCGTATCGATACCGTGGCGGCCAACACCGCCTCGAACGCTGCGGCGATCAGCAACGAGACCACGGCGCGAACCACTGCCGATGCGGCGATGGCCTCCCAGATCGCGACTCTACGCGCCGAGTCTGGCGGGTACGATCCGGCACTGAACTACGGCTTCGCTTCGACCGTCGAGGGCTGGAGTGGCACGCGCTGCACGCTGGCTGTCGAGAACGGCAGGCTGATCGTGACCACCGACGGTACTGGTGCTGCATACCTCAACTCACCGGTTGTTTCGCTCAAAGGCCGTGACCATGACCGCATTCGCTGCCGCATCACCCGGCGCGCGGGTTCGGGCTGGAATGGCCAGGTCACCTACGTTACGGCCAACCACGCTTCGTCTTCGTCGTACCGCAAGTTGATCGCCGACCCGGGGCTGGCGGTCGGCCAGACCCTGGTGCTCGAGTGGGACATGTCGCAGTTGACCAACGGTGGCAGCGACTGGTCGGACAGCACAATCACCAGGTTCTACCTGTGGCTTAGTTCGGCGGCTGGCGATGTGTTCGAAATCGACTGGATTGCCGTCGGCCAGATCGCGCCGTCGGCTTCGGTGGCCTCTGTCGTTGACGAGCGTACTGCGCGGATCAGTGGTGATGAGGCGAACGCCTCGGCCGTCACCGCGCTGGGTAGCAGCCTGACCACCACCAACCAGAACGTCACCGCTGCCCAGCAGGCCGCCCAGGACGCGGCCACGCTGGCGGGAGGAAAAGGCAAGGTGCTGGTGCAGGCGACTGCGCCGGCCGTGGCTGACCGCTTGGCACAGAACCTGTGGATCGACACCACCGGCAACGCCAACACCCCGAAACGGTGGAACGGTACTGCCTGGGTGGCTGTGACAGACAAGGTGGCCACGGATGCCGCAGCAGCTGCGCAGTCGGCACTCTCGCAGTTGGCCGGGAAGGCCGACGCTTCGGCATTGCAGGCGCTGAGCACAACCGTCAGCAACCAGGGCAACACACTGTCGAGCCAGGGCAGCAGCATCACCGAGCTCAACAACGGCTTGCAGACCACCAACGGCAACGTCGCCACGGCGCAGCAGGCAGCCCAGGCGGCGAGCACGCTGGCCGGGAGCAAGGGCAAGGTGCTGTATCAGTCGGCGGCGCCGGCGGTGGCCGACCGACAGGCTGAGAACCTGTGGATCGATACCACTGGCGCAGCGAATACGCCGAAGCGCTGGAACGGCAGTGCCTGGGTGGCCGTCACCGACAAGGTGGCGACCGATGCCGCTGCGGCGGCGGCCAGCGCGCTGGCACAGGTGGCGAACAAGGCGGATGCCTCGGCGCTCCAAGCGCTGAACTCGACCGTGTCCAGCCAGGGCGCCACCCTGACCAGTCAAGGCGCCGCGCTGACCCAGCTCAAGGCCTCGATCGGGCAGCAGCCCGATAACCTGATCCTTCGGGGCAGTTTCGAGGATGGTCTGGTTGAGCCTTGGACGAACAACCCGGGAATCACCAATGTCTCGGCGCAACCATCGGCCTGAGCCCACGAGCACCAGAGAGAGAGGAGACTGGTTCTTACACGGGAATGTGGGTGTTTCTTTACCCTCCTTCTTCTAATAAGCAAAGAGAACCAGACTCTGTGTGCTCCCAATAAACAG